ATAGTCCCATTATCAATACGCATATTGTGTATGTCATTGATCTCCTGTTGCAAGTCTGTGATTATCTCCGCAACACCCTGACTCTCAAATCTACCGGGGATAGGGAAAATACGAATCTCTGCAAAAGGTTTCTTACCATGCAGCAAGTCTGATTCTCTCGCTGATAATAATACTTTATGCTTCTTGGAGAACGTGGCTATGATGTCTTCCATCCTGCCATCACCATCAATGTCATATCTACCGTGGAACTCAATCAATTCTAATTCAGCATAGCCGTCATCAGGCTCCATTGAATCTTCTTCGTAACCTTCCTCTAACGTCTGAACATCTTTCAGTAATGATTCACCATGGGCAGAGATACCATCAGTATCGTTATCATTACTACCAACGTTTAACATTTCAACGTTGTCGTATGTGCCTGCGTCACCTAGCTTTAATAAGGTATCGTAATCTCTGCGGAACCTATGTGCTACGTATGGGGAGTCTGCTACTGTGATTGCTCTTGGATGGTAGATGAAGTCTTCGATTGGGATGAATTCCCAGTCAGGATTGTTGTATACTACTTCTTCTCTTTCTATCTTAACGAAGGGTTTCTTAACCCAATCATTGTTCTCTAATATAAAAGACATCTGATCGAGGAACTCAAGTATTGCCGCGCTAACCTCACCAGTCTGTACCTGCGCCTGTGCAATCGCCACTTCATCCTGCACCTGCTGCTGGTTTAACCTGCGAGTGTACTTACGTACATCCTTGCGCCACATAATCTTTACTGTGCCACGTCCGTAGATAAAGGCTTCACGGATCCAGTCCTGAGCCTTCGCATATACTTGTACACGCTTCTGGAGAACGAAGTCCAACATGTTCTCTACATCATGCGCCTTATCGACATCCTTAATCTTACGGGGGGCATCGTTCCCCCCGTCGGGTGGTGCAGTTTGTTTCCCTGCTCCGCTCACCCCTCTAGCCGTAACTAACGGCTGTACTCCGAATATTGGATTAATCATCCTACTCACCAGCGTATCTACTATGATACCAGTGATAGGAATGTGTAGGTTAGAACAACCCTTCCATGGAAAGTCTTTCTCTGTGACTACACCTTTATACTGCTTATACCATCTCTCCAGATTATTCTGCCAATCTTGTCTGGCATCCACAGAGTTCTGTACTGATTGGCAGAGGAAGTCTAATAGCTTAGCCTCTCCCTCTTCCTTTAGCCTTGGGTCAATTGCTGGCTCTACTGTAGATTTCTTCGGCTTATTAATAACGTCACCACTAGCCAGCTTCTTAGGTGCTTGCGCTTGGCTCGTGACATCCTTAGCCTCGTGTGACGGAGATCCCACCGATAGTTGGTTTGGGCTTAACTCTTCTGCCATTATAGTGCTTTCCCAGTATTTGCATCATAAGCGATGCCTTTCTTGATAATAACCTTTAGTGGCTTTCTAACTTTCTGCTTAGCTATAGGTTCAAGCTTAGGCTTCTTAGCTGTCTTCTTAACTTTCTTGTCGTACTCAGGCTTCTTAGCTGTCTTCTTAACTGGCTTCTCTTTTGCCATTCTGTCTCCAATACACGATGCAATAAAAAAACGATCACCAGAGACTGTAGGTGTAGCTGTTTAGGCTACGTCTCTGGTGACCGTCTAGTGTTCAGATAGGTCTATTCTAACTAGTTGTGGTTGGCTTTGCCTCTAGTTACAAATCACGCATAACTTCTTTGATCTCTATTTTCATAATCTTTCCTTCAGACATATGTATAGTGATACTTCCCGTAAAGAAATCACGTATCATCTGTATTACACGACCCTGAAGCTTGGTAAGATCAATTGGCATAATTGTAGTATTACTATATAAGATGCAAAGGATTCAAAAAGGATTCATTTATCCAGAAGATTCTTTGGTGTTTTGTCTTCTGTACAAGAATAACATATAATGCTAGCACTTACCATCATTCCCTTTGGAACTTTTATACGTTCTCCTACTACTTTTCCCGGTGGGGCATCACGGTGCATAATGAATACATAGGCCTTAGAGTTCATTCCATCGTACCATCCCATGAATTCTGTTGTGGGGGGATCGTTAAGGAAGTCCTCAGTGTCATTATCAGCCCAATCATTACGTATCATAGTGTCATCCCAGACTACGTAATAGGGCTTACCCTTCTTTAGTTTAGGTGATTTCATGACATTGAAAACGGGAAGTTACTTCCCTGTGGATGGGTGCGTCCTTCAATAATAAAATCCCATACAACATAGAAGTATGGTTGCCCTAGCCTATGTACAACTCTTTTGATTTTTATATTGATTGGCCTTCTTACACTGCTCATAGAACTCCTCCTGACTTAGATTCCACTTTGCCGCATTCGCCCACTTAGTTACCCACTGGACATTACTTATATCTTCCTTTAGTTCGGGGAACTTACTGGCAGGCTTGATGTGGTCAAGTGACATATTATCGGTAGGAGTCAAGTGGTCTCCTGTCAGGGCACACTTGTATTGCTGTTTCTCCGCTAATCTCATTAAGTCATCAGCAAAATCACTAGAGCCTAACCTATTGATAGCAGCATTTTTAAAAAAATGTGATTCACATAAACGACCATTCTTGAATGAGCTATTCTTACAGCCGTAAGAGTTACACAAGCCCTTATTCTTAGCATTCATAGAGTAATGCTTGTATCGCTTCTTATCATTTAACGATACACAGTCCTTGCATACATATTGTAGCTTGTCTGCAGTGCTTGAGTGTTTGTGGAAATCAACTACGTCCACCATCGTTTTACAAGTCGAGCAAAATTTTTCTGTATATTTGCGACTACTCGTTGCTTCGAGTGGTATTTCCATAACCATATCGTAATCCAAGCTTCATACTTGAGTCTTCTAATTAAGGTCTTCACCGTTTGTATCGGGAAACTTAAAGGCAATTTCTTGAAGAGCATCTGACATATCCCTTAATGATACTGCTAAATCACCATGGATCTTCTCCAAGGCAACAACGGTAGCTAATGAGTCCTTTTGGACGTTCAACAGATTGGTTAAGATTTGTAGCAGGATTTCCTCGTTCTGCATAACAATCTTAAAACGAGGTGTCTGCGTCGTAGTAGGCATCTGCAACTTCGGGAAAGTACTGTTCCACAAATTGGAGAAGAACGACCCTTGCTTCAAATTGGGATTGTTCAATTTCGATTGCTCCATCGTTTCTTCTTTCACAGATTCCCTCTAATTGTTTAACTGTTTGTTTTCTGTTCATAAAAAGCCTTACTATTCTACAAACTCAGGGTTAACAGGATGGTATACAAAGTGTTCACCTATCAACTTAGACAACTTAAGCTTTGTTCCGTAGTTTCTAAATGTGTAGTCTGGCCTGATATGCTCAATGTCTAATTCAGATGAATGCTCACTGAATATTTTACTCTTACGTTTTATTAACCATATCTCACCACCTAACTCTCTGATCTTATTGGCCTCGTTGTGGAAACGTACATCCTCAACACTAATAGGGGATGAATAAGCTTCTACCCTTCTATGCCATGAATCAACCCATATGTCTGGATCCATCATATCACGACCCCACTCAGTGCCAAGCTTCTGCATAGCATAACGTGGTGTACGGCCTCCGAAGATCATATTCGGCACTTCCTTAAGCCTACCCTCTATCATCTCATCTGTTACACCGGGGATACATAACATCATATCCTTAAGCGTCTGGCTAAATTTGCTTCTCTGATAGCCATACTCAACATGTAAGATGTCTGCTACTGTAGACTTTCCTGTCCCCATTCGTCCCATTAGGCCGATTAGTTTGGGTTTACTCATCTGAAGCCTCCATCAACTCTACAGTTGCTAGATCTTCTGGTACCTCTATGCAGGTGACATAACTCTTGCCAAGATGCTTATAGCTAGTTCTAACATACCATGTTCTGCCATCCTGACACTTGAAGATACTGTTTGGGTGTACTGTTTCCCCAGCTCCAGTTAACATATAGAAGTTATCCATTGATATTTCAACGACCTATTTGTTATTAATACGTTTAGCCTAGCATAGTTATCTTTTAATGTCAACGATAGAATCAAAAGATGGTTAGTAAGGAAAGAGAAAAGAAAAACATATCATTAATGGGCGTTAGCCCATACGAGCGTAGCGAGTTAACGTTCACTTGTTTTGAGCACACGTATCCTATATAGCGGGTTTATAAAAAAAAAGAATAGCAACTCCCATCCCCCGAAGGACTAAGTCTGCAGGCTAGTTGGCTTTTAACCGATACGCGGTTTGGTATAGGCAACTAGATACTCACCCCCACCATAGCCTAGGTGAACTAAAGTGGTGGGTATACTTACTCCTCGTGAGCAAGCTTAAAATAATACTATATTAAAAATTTAAAGATGTCAACTATTCATGGGTCGATACGCGTTAGTGGGGATTACTATGATGTCTGGATGCACTTGATTCCTCAATGCCTTCTCAATTCCCCTTAGTGTACCACCAGCACTGGACGGACAACTACCACACGCCCCCTGAAATGATATTACTACTTCATCACCTTTAACTAAATCCAACTCTATGTTGCCACCGTCAGACATAAGGTATGGCCTTATAGATGCCTCAATCACCTTTTCTATTGCCTCATACTTCTCAGCATCATTCATTTGAATAGAGTCATTACAACTTTACTGTTCTCCATTGACCTCTCATATGCAGTCTTTACATCGCAGTCACCACATACCCGATGAGCACCATTCTCAAACAAGTAATCTGCCATTACAAACATCTCACTGCATAGGACACACTGAACTTCAGTCATACTCATTTCATCCATAATTCCCCTTTCTACATTAGATGCAAGCCTGTAAAAAAGGATTCATTTATTATGCATATTTAACATTAAAATATATTAATCTTAGTAGTGTGTAGCTATGCAGGCTAAGAGTATACAAACAAAGGTGTATGATAAAGTATACAGTTGTGGTGACATTGTATATAAAAGTGCTAACTTGTTGCAGACTTGGGGGCTTGGCGGTTTTGCTGTTATGAAAAATGCAAAATAAATACACGAGACAACCCATATTAATATCAATGGAATTCAATCAATGGGACTCCTAGTCGGGGGTAGGGGGCTAGGCAATCCCCTTAAGTCATTGATTTCATTGACTCTATTCTTGTTTGTGTCAGCTTTGTGACATAAACCCTTTGTTTACAATAACTTACAAGATGCCCACATCAGGGGGTAAGGAAGCAATCAACGTGTTGCTTTCAAACTCTCAATCGAGGTTCTATCATGGCAAAGCATATCATCAGCGCATCAGCATTAAAAGCTTTCAACGAACGACAGGAGCTTACCGACAACCAGTTGTGTGAGATAGACCAGCTCACTGCAGACCAGAACGCCAACCTTGACCCTACGATGCGTGACCAGTTAGTATGGACTAGGTGCAACGCTAGACTGGGTGCAATCAAAGGGGCTATGCTGTTACGCCCAACCATCGTAGCATTGCATAAGATCAGGAAGCACCTTGTAACCAGAGTCACGACTTATCCACTGGCTGACGCTACTTACAACCAGATAGTAGAGCTTCTTGAAGGCATCTTATCAGCAGTTGTGCAAGCTCGAACATCTGGCGTGAAGGTTGTGGAAAGTGTAGAAGTTGAGTTCTAGTAACGGAGGGGGGCTTCGGCCTCCCTCTTTTTTTTTAACCTATTGATTCGAGGTATAATGCGATGAAAGGAAGGCCGTATTACACGGTGATAATACAACACGAAGGCCACGGCTTATGGCATCCTAGCTATGGTAGCTTTGATAAGTCAGACTGTAGGGATGAGATTGCCTGTGCTTCTGACAACGCTAGCCTGTTGACATCGTTTAAGATTATCACGTCAGGACATACGCAATCAGACATCATGGAGTGTATCAATAACCTTAACAGAGGTATAAAACAATGCGAGATATAGTACAACCACTAATCTACATCACGTTGTTTGTCACGTTTGTCATAGTTCTCTGGGTGATAGCAATCCCAGCAGTTGACAGGTGGGAGAGATCAAATGGGTATCCATACGGTAAGCTATGTCAGATGTATGGTACTTGTGCTACTGGAGGTGAGTAATGGAACACACAAACCACTGCGACCATAGCGATATGAAATATGCTGGCACTTCTAAGTACACGCTCACCAGCTATGTTGTTGGTGACTATAAATCTGAGCGTGACATCAAGGCAGACTATTACTTCTGGCTTGCCCAAGAGGATGGATGCTATGATTGGAGGATATGTGTACGCTTCAGCTCTGAGCCTAGCAATCACCTGAGTGGTAGCATAGACATGTACTACAATGATTCTGATGTGATGCGTATGTTTGCTACATTCATGTGTAGAAAGTTAGGAGACAGCAA